AACGTCGAGTTCGTCTCGATGCTGGCCCAGGCCCAGCGCGCTGTCGGCACTAACAGTGTGGACAGGTTCGTGGGCAACCTCGGCGCAGTCGCTGGCTTCAAGCCCGACGTGCTGGACAAGTTCGATGCCGACTATTGGGTCGAGAGCTACAGCGACATGCTGGGCGTCGACCCCAAGCTGATCGTGGCCGGCGACAAGGTGGCCATGATCCGCAAGGCACGCAACGATGCCATGGCCGCTCAGGCACAGAACGAAGCCCTGCACCAGCAAAGCGAGACGACTCGCAACCTGGCGGCCGCGCCCACTGGCGACGGCACCAACGCGCTGACCGATGTCATGAACATGTTCAGCGGCTACAACTCACCATCACCGCAACAGATCTAAGGAGATCCTCATGGCAACCAAAGGCACATTGCTTTACGGCAACACGGGCGGCGCAGACAGCAAGGGCGCGTCGGAATTCATCAGCAAGATCTTCGATGCGGTTGTGGCCATCCACAAGGTGCATCTGATGACCACCGGCCCTGGCAGTTACGCAGCGCACACCGCGCTTGGCGTGTACGAAGACTTGGACGAGCTGGCAGACGGCCTGGCCGAGTCTTACATGGGCTGCATGAAGACCGGCCTGAGTTTCGGCGGCGTCGACACCAGCAACTACTCGGCCGAAGTCCGCAAGATCTACGACTACATCGAGGCCAATCGCATGATGATGGGCAGCGAGTCGCACATTCAGAACGACATCGATGGCATCCTGACCACGCTGTCAAGCGCCCTGTTCAAACTCGACCGACTTGCATAAGGAGAACCACATGCCCATGATCAACATGAAGCGCGCCCCCGAGCGCGAAGAGATGCCCGGCGAGATCGAGAAGGACGAGCCGCGCTACCCGTATGGCTTGTGCATCAGCCTCGAAAAAGAGGACATGGACAAGCTGAACATGGGCAACCTGCCCAAGGTTGGCACCGAGATCTCGTTCGTGGCCAAGGCCGTGGTCAAGGGCACCAGCGCCTACGAAACCCAAGGCGGCAGCGACATGCGCGTCGAGCTTCAGATCACCGACATGGAGATGAAGGCCGACCAGAACGAGCGCAACAACGCTGCGGCCAGCATGCTCTACAGTAACCAGGCATCATGACCACGCGCCAAAAAACCGCAGGCTCGCCCTTTCTGTACGACTCGGTCACTGGCGACCTGGTCGGCCTGAAAGACGACGACGGCAGCGAGACGCTGCTGATGCGTATTCCGGATATTCTGACGGTGCTGCGCCTGTCTGACCTGGTGGCCACCGCCAACACTGGCGTGCCCATCGAGTTCGACACGACCTACATCAGCCGGGGCTTGACGCTGGTGGACAACAGCAAGGTCACCTGCCGGCGCAAGGCCATCATCAACTTGCAGTTCAGCTTCGTGTTCGCAAACACGGACACCAGCAGCGAGCATGATGTCAGCGTGTGGCTGGTCAAAAACAGCGACGTGTCGGTCAATGGCGGCCTGGTGGGCACCAACACCGACATCTCATTGCCCAAGCCCCATGGCGGCGTCGCCGGCAAGGTTGTGGCCGCCTGGAACTTCTTCATTGAGGTGATGCCTGGCGATTACTTCCAGGTCTACTTTTCGGCACCGTCCAACCTGGTCAAGCTGGAATTCACCGACGTGCAAACCACGCCGGCCAGACCGTCCATGCCATCGGCAATTCTGACGGTCAACGAAATCGATGGGCATTACCCATGATGTGCCGGCATGGCGGTACCCGTATCCAGATGTGGCGTGGATAAATTGAGCCATGAGCAAAGAATTTGATCCGCTCGATCTTCGCGGCCAGGAGCGCGCAAGGGATGACAAAGCCCTACGCGAACGCCTCAACCGCGAAAACGAGGAAACCGATTTCAAGTGGCTCATGAACAGCAAGCGGGGGCGTCGGATTGTCTGGCGTCTTCTGGAGCAGTCAGGCGTGTTTCGGCTGTCGTTCAACACCAATGCGATGTCTATGGCATTTGCGGAGGGCAACAGGAACTTCGGCAATCGCACGCTCTCGATGATCCACTCGCTCTGTCCAGAGCTTTATGCAACCATGGTAAAGGAACAAACCAATGACAACCGAATCGCTGATGACGGAAGCCGCAACGACCACTGAAGGTACCGCATCGCAAACACCGAATGGCAACTCTGCGACGGCAGATGCGCTGTACGGTGGTCAGCAGCAAGCAACCGAAGGACAGACCCAGCAAGCCCAGGATGGTGCCTCTGCTGACGGCAAGACCGATGGTGATGCCGGCAAAACCGACGACAAAACTGTCGAAGGCGCGCCAGAAAAGTACGAGTTCCAAGCCCCCGAGGGCAAGGAGTACGCAGAAGAAACCCTGAAGGATTTCTCTGACATCGCCAAGGAATTGAATCTGACCCAGGAAGCTGCACAGAAACTGTTGGACAAGATGGCCCCGAGCATTCAGGCCCGTCAAATGCAACAGGTCGAGGCAATCCGCAACGAGTGGGCAGAAGCCGCTCAAGCGGACAAGGAGTTTGGTGGCGAGAAGCTGACCGAGAACCTGTCCGTTGCGAAGAAAGCTCTCGATGCCTTCGGTACACCGGAGCTGCGCGCGCTGCTTAATGAGTCTGGCTTGGGCAATAACCCGGAAGTGATCCGGTTTATGTTCAGGGCAGGCAAGGCTATCAGTGAGGACTCTTATGTGGGGAACTCTCCAGGTGCAGGCGGTAAGTCCGCACCGAAAGATTTCAACTCGGCAGCGTCGGCACTGTACTCAAATCAGCAATCTTAAACAGGAGTTAAATCATGACTACCCTCTCGACTTCCAACCTGACTCTCGCCGATTGGGCCAAGCGCACCGATCCCGATGGTCGCATCCCCATCATCGCTGAACTGCTCTCGCAGTCCAACGAGATTCTCGAAGACTGCGTGTTCAAGGAAGGCAACCTGCCGACCGGCGAGCGCGTGATCGTTCGCACTGGTCTGCCTGCCGTTTACTGGCGTGCGCTTAACCAAGGTATCCCGTCCAGCAAATCGACCACCGCCCAGGTGGACGAAGCTGCCGGCATCTTGGAAGCTCGCTCCGAAGTGGACAAAGACTTGGCCATGCTGAACGGCAACACCGCTCAGTTCCGTCTGTCTGAAGACACCGCCTTTTTGGAGGCAATGAATCAGACCCAGGCCACCACGCTGTTTTACGGCAACCCGGCCACCGATCCCAAAACCTTCTTGGGCCTGGCTCCTCGCTATTCCGACATCGGTGCTGGCGCGCCCAACAACGCCCAGAACATCTTGTCGGCTGGCGGCTCTGACGCAACCAGCAACACCTCGATCTACCTGGTGGTCTGGGGTGATCAGACTGTCTACTGCCACTTCCCCAAGGGCAGCAAGGCGGGCCTGATCCACGAAGACCTCGGCGAGCAAACCGTGTACAACAGCGACGGCACCCGTCTGCAAGCGTATGCCACTCGCTACCAGTGGAAGAACGGCCTGGTCGTGAAAGACTGGCGCTATGTCGTCCGCATCTGCAACATCGATGTGGATGATCTGGTCGCTCAGACTGGCACCCAAGCCTCGACCGCTGCCACTGCGATCATCAAACTGATGGCTCGCGCAATGTACCGCATCCCCAACATGGCCATGGGCCGCGCTGCCTTCTACATGAACCGTACCGTCCACTCCGGTCTGTCGGTTGCTGCTCTGGACAAGAGCCAGTATGTGTTGAAGGTCAACGAAGGTCTGTCGCAGTTCGGCATGCCGTACTCTTGGCTGTCGTTCCTGGGCGTGCCGCTCCGTCGCGTTGACGCTATCGTCAACACCGAAGCAGTCGTGTCCTAATCGGTCAAACCACATTGAAAGGAAATCACCATGATCACCGATAAACTCCTCCGTGTCTCTACTGCCCAGGCAGTGACGACCGATGCCGTTTCGACCGATACCATCGACCTGTCGGTGGCACGCGATATTGGCGAAGGCAAAGACCTGTACATGCACTTCATCGTTGACGAAGCTGCTACCTCGGCCACTGGTGGCTCGACCGTGACGTTCAACGTCGTCGGCTCGACCGCTGCTGACCTGAGCAGCCCTGTCGTGCTTGGCAGCTCTGGTGCCATCGTCAAGACTGACCTGGCCATCGGTAAGCGCATTGCTGTTCGCATCAATCCGCAAATCGCCAGCCTCGGCCTTCGCTATATCGGCGCACAGTACGACGTGAGCGCAACCTTGACCGCCGGCAAGTTCACTGCCGACATCGTGGAAACCGTTCAGGACGGTCAGAAGTTCTACGCTTCTGGCTTCTCTGTGGTCTGATAAGGGAGAATCCACATGGCCAAAGTCCGCGCAATTCGCCTGTGCCAGGTAGACAACTCCCTCCGACAGGAGGGGGATGTTTTCGAGTACAACGGCCCGTACAACGGGAACCTGGAGTACCTCGACGGGGAACCTCCCGCAGCCAAGTCGGCCGCTCCTGTGGAAGCTGAAGCATCTGCTGAAGCTGCCAGCAAGAAGTGGAAACCGAAGGCAAAGCGCACGGCCGACGCTGACGAAGGCTCTGTGTAATCCTTCCTTTTCGGAAGCCGTAGTACGGGGGCCGCTGGGAAACCACGGCCCCCTTTTCACTTTAAGGAGGCCGAGATGGCATCAGAAGTCGACATTTGCAATTTGGCGCTTGGTCATCTTGGCGACAACGCCACCGTGTCCAGCATCAACCCGCCCGAGGGTTCGGCCCAGGCTGAACACTGCGCGCGGTTCTATCCCATCGCACGCGATGCGCTGCTGGAGATGGGCTATTGGAATTTCGCCATGCGCCGTGTGGCCCTGGCCCAAATCACCATGAACTGGCCTGAATGGAAATATGCCTACGCTTTGCCGGCTGATGTGTTGAACGTGGTGGCTGTGCTGCCAAAGGATTCGGCCGATGACTACAGCACGCGCTTTGTGCCGACTGACACACCCTACTGGTCGCACAACTACAGCCCGGTGATCTCTGCCGGCCGCTACGCGCCACAGCCCTTTACCATTGAAACGCAGGCTGATGGCTCCAGCGTCCTGTTCACCAACACCGAGAATGCAGTGCTGCGCTACAGCGCCTATGTGCGCGACACCACGCAGTTCTCTCCTCTGTTCGTGCTGGCGCTGTCGCATTACCTGGCTTCGTATTTGGCCGGCCCGATCCTCAAGGGCGAAGTCGGCGCAGCAGAAGCAAAGCGTCAGATGCAAATCGCCACGGCATTCCAGCAGCAGGCCGAAATGTCCGACGCCAATCAGCGCAAGACTACCGTCGAACACATCGTGTCCTGGACTGCTGGGAGATAAGCAATGGCCAACACCCGCACATTCAATCGCTCGTTTGCCGGCGGCGAGATGTCGCCAGAAATGTATGGCCGCATCGATGATGTGAAGTTTCAGACTGGCGCTGCCAAGCTGCTCAACTTCATTGCCACGCCACAAGGCCCAGCAGAGAACCGCCCAGGCTTTGCATTTGTCCGGGCAGTCAAAGACAGCAGCAAGAAGACCCGGCTGATCCCGTTCACTTACTCGACCACGCAGACCATGGTGATCGAGCTGGGCGCTGGCTACATTCGATTTCACACTCAAGGCGCAACCCTATTGAGCGGCGGCGTGCCATACGAGATTGCCAATAGCTATGCCGAGGCCGATTTGTTTGACATTCACTATGTGCAGAGCGCCGACGTTCTGACTCTGGTGCATCCCAAATACCCGCCGGCCGAGCTGCGCCGCCTGGGGGCCACAAGCTGGACACTGACAAATATCGTTTTCACGCCCATCATTGGCGCGCCTACCAGCGTCACCGTGACGGGAAGCTCGGGATTCACCGTTGACATTGCGGCCATCACTCAGGCCAACCCTGCCGTGATCACCACTGTGTCAAACCATGGACTCATTCCAGGCGATTCAATCTACATCAAAAATGTCGGCGGCATGGTGCAGTTTGTCGATGGCTTTTATGCTGTTGAAAGCAAACCAAGCGACAACACTTTGACCGTCAAAACCTACAACGGCGGCGTGATCGTAGATTCAACCACATGGTCTGCCTACACCAGCGGCGGCAACATTCAGTACGGCGACAAGGTCTATGACATCGACAACTATTACGTCGTGACATCCATCGCGCAAAACGGAATTGATGAATCGCCTGCATCTACTCCAGGCAATGCCGTCAACAATCTTTACGTCACTGGCGCATTCAATTCAATCTCTTGGCCTGCCGTGGCTGGAGCATTGCGTTACAACGTCTACAAGCGCCAAAGCGGCCTGTATGGCTACATTGGCCAAACACAGTCGACCAGCTTTGTCGACAACAACATCGCGCCCGACATGGGCACTACGCCTCCGATCTACGAAACGGTGTTCAACGGCACTGGTGAGTACCCTGGTGCGGTGTCCTACTTTGAGCAGCGCCGCGCGTTTGCCGGCACGATCAATTCGCCACAGAAACTGTGGATGACACGATCCGGTACCGAGTCAGACATGAGCTATTCGCTGCCGACCAAGGACAACGACCGCATCGCATTCCGTGTGGCCGCGCGCGAGGCCAACACCATCAGGCACATCGTGCCGCTGACCCAGCTCATCTTGCTGACCAGCTCGGCCGAGTGGCGCGTGTCCTCAATCAACAGCGACGCCATCACGCCCACCACCATCAGCGTGCGGCCACAATCCTATGTGGGCGCGTCCAACGTGCAGCCTGAGATCATCAACAACAGCCTGGTCTATTGTGCTGCGCGTGGCGGCCACGTCCGTGAGCTGGGCTATTCTTGGCAGTCCAACGGCTTCATCACCGGCGACTTGTCGCTGCGTGCCGCCCACCTATTTGACAGCCTGGAGATCAGTGACATGGCCTACAGCAAAGCCCCAAGGCCGCTGCTGTGGTTTGTGTCATCCAGTGGCAAGCTGCTGGGTCTGACCTATGTGCCCGAGCAACAGATCGGCGCATGGCACCAGCACCAAACAGATGGCGTGTTTGAGTCCTGCGCGGTGGTGGCCGAGGGCAACGAAGATTCGCTCTATGCCGTGATTCGTCGCACGGTCAATGGCAGCACCGTTCGATATGTCGAGCGCATGGCTACGCGACAGATCACCACGCTGGAGAAATGCTTTTTCGTGGACAGCGGCGCGACCTACGACGGCACCAATACAACCGCAGTGACCATGGCCCTGTCTGGTGGCACAAACTGGACAACGGCTGAAACGCTGACCATCACCAGCTCATCGGCAAAGTTCGTATTTCCAGGCACCAGCGATGTGAACGACGCGATTGTGCTGACCGCCTCAGATGGCACTCAAGTGCGCTGCCGCATTCTGGCTACCATCTCGGCCACCCAAGCCAGCGTGAAAGCAGACAAAACCGTACCGGCATCTCTGCGAAACACAACCACCGCGACATGGGCATTTGCTCGCAACAGCGTGAGCGGCATCACCTGGCTGGAAGGCAAGACCGTCTCGATCCTGGTCGACGGTGCTGTGCATCCATCGCGCACGGTTACCGGCGGCACGATTAACCTGGAGCGCGCCGGCACAATCATCACCTTTGGCCTGCCCTATTTCAGCGACATGCAAACGCTGCCTCTAGCCATCAACATCGATGCCTTTGGCCAGGGCCGGGTCAAGAACATCAACAAGGCATGGATGCGGGTCTACAAGTCGAGCGGCATTTTCATTGGCCCCGATGTTGACAACCTTACCGAAGCCAAGCAGCGCACCAACGAACCGTATGGCTCACCGCCGTCGCTCAAAGACGACGAGATTCAGATCGTGCTGACGCCCACCTGGGCGCAGTCTGGCCAGGTCTATGTGCGTCAGCATGACCCGTTGCCGCTCACGATTGTGGGCTTGACGCTGGAAGTGTCTGTCGGTGGGTAAAGGTACCCGTAAATGCGATGGAGCAGAATACTGTGCAACCTATGAACCGGAGAACAAACCATGGCGCAAAGCTCAACATATGACAAGGCCGCCTGGGCTGAATTGATCAAGGACTCGCCCCCGTATGATTCCAAGGCATGGGCGGCATTGAGGGCTGAGTCTGGTGCCAGTAGTGGGTTTTGGAGTAAGGCCGGCACTCTGCTGACTGGCGGCGACGGCGTGACCTGGAAAGATCTGAACAATTCCTTGGCCAAGGATTACACCACCATGGGGCCGATCCTCGGGATCTCTGGCTCCATCAACAGCGCCATCGGTGCCTATTACTCGGCCAAGACAGCCCAATACCAACTTGAGTCTCAGTCTGAAACGATGAAGTTTCAGTCTGAAATGTCGAAGATAAATCAACGGGCGGCCGAGTTCCAGGCGCAGAACATCATGCAGGCCGGCGAGCGCCAGGCCGGCGTGGTGAGCATGCGTTATGGCCAGGCCAAGGGCACTGCCAAGACCAGGATGGCTGCGGCTGGCGGCGTCATTGGCGAAGGCTCCAACCGCGAGATCATCGCCAGCAGCGACCTCATGAAAGAGATCGACATGCTGACCATCAATGCCAACACCGTGCGCGCGGCCGAGGCGGCCAGGACGCAGGCTGTGAACTACGGCAACCAGTCGCTGCTGCAAGGCGTGTCTGCTGCCAACCTGTCCAGCTCTGCCGGCTCAATCAGCCCTTTTGGCTCGGCCGGCACCTCACTGCTGGGCAGCGCCACATCGCTGATGAACGCCTGGTACCAAGACCGCAAGGTCGCAGCCATGGCCGCCAAGCTCGGCGTCGAATAAGGAAAAACACATGGCACAGGTACCCATTCAAACCGTTCCCACCCAGGAGCTGGCGACCGCACAGATGAACGAGTTTCGCGCCCCTGGCGTGGAACCGATGCAGGATTTCACCGGCAAGCAGATCCAGGAATTTGGCAAGGCACAGACCGGCTTTGGCGTGTCAATGATGAAGATCGGCGACCGCATCCAGGGCGAGATCGATGACACCCGCACTGCAGAGCGCACCAACATGCTAGCCGGCGAACTGGACTCGATCTATACCGAGTTCTCGCAGCTTTCCAACAAACAGGCATTCGACTCTGCTTCGGTCTATCGCAAGCGCGTGCAGGAGGCTGTGCAGAAGTACGGCGGCGATGTCGAGAACGATGTGCAGAAGACCATGTATATGGCCAAGGCCGGTGTGCTGCAACGCACCACCCTGACGGCCGTGGATCGCCACGCTGCCACCGAATTCAAAAAGTACGACACGACAGAAACCAAGGCTGCCGTGCTAAACATGACCGGCGCAATGGCCAAGTCTTGGCAGTCGCGTGGCCAGGTCAACCAAGCCGGCGAGCCAATTGGCGACTACGCCATGTACCAAGCTGCTGCGCTCCGCAACCTGGAAGGCTACGCCAACAAGATCGGCGTGCCCATCCGTGACGACAAGGGCCAGTTTACCGACACCTTCAAGGCACTACAGCGCGAGATGGTGTTTGAGCCTGCTGCTGTCAGTGTGACGCAGAGCATGATGGTGGCCGGCAACTACAACGGTGCCAAACGATTCCTGGAAGAAGAATTCCAGAAGGGCAACATCGACCCCAAGGCTTACCAGTCGCTCAACGACAACGTGACAACGGCGGCCAAGACGGTCGACGCCGAGCGCATTGCGCGCGACCTGGTGGCCGGCAAGACGGCCGCAGGCAGCGTGACCTTCCAGCCTCCGCTGTTGGCGATGCCGCAGGTTTCCAGCGGCTTTGGGCAGCGCGCAGCGCCCATGCCTGGGGCAAGTACCAACCACAACGGGATCGACCTTCCTGCGCCTCGCGGCACGCCTGTGTACGCCAGCGCAGACGGCACGGTCAAGAATGCCTGGAACGACACCAAGGCCGGCGGCGGCAATTCGGTGGTGTTGAGCCACAGCGGCAACATGGCCAGCGGCTACGCTCACCTGGACAGCTACACCGTCAAGCCTGGCCAACAGGTCAAGCAGGGCGACCTGATTGGCTATGTCGGCAGCACCGGCACGGCCACCGGCCCACACCTGCATTTCACGGTCACCGGTTCTGACGGCAAAAAGATCGACCCGCAGCGCCTGCAATACGGCGTGGCCATGGGCACCGGCAAGATCATTGACGGGCCACAAAGCCTGGCCGAAAAGCAAGCATTCATCGACAAGATCGAAGACCCGCAAACCCGCAAGTTTGTGCAGGCCGAATTCAATCGGATCACCTCCCAACAGGAGGCCATCAAGAGCAAGACCGAGCGCGACAATTGGGAGCAAGCCCAGGCCATCGCATTTGCTGGCGACGGCAACCAGTGGCAGACACTGGCCAAGAATAACCCGGCATTGTGGAATGCTCTTAAGCCTGACCAACAGGCCGCGCTGATGAACGGCCGGCCCAAGGGCGACGATCCCGAAACCATGCTGCTGTTGCTGCGCGACCCAACCAAGTGGGAAGCCGGCCAGCTTTCGCAGTACCGGCACAAGCTGTCGGAAAGCACCTACCAGAGGTTCTATGCCCAGGGCAATGGCCCCAAGGCCCAGGACAGTGTGCGCTCGGCCACATTCGACTCCGACATGTTCGAAGCGACCATGCTCCGCAACAATCTGCCCGAGCTGGTCGATCCAAAGAACCCGGAGAAAAAGAAAGAGGTCATCAACCTGCGCGAAAAGTTCAAGGTGCTGATCGACGCCGAGCAGGTGGTCAAGAAGCGCGAGCTGTCGCGCGACGAGAAGCAGGCCATTCTGGACTCGATCCTCATAGACAAGGCCCAGGTTCCTGGCATGCTGTGGGGCAGCACACCGACGCCGGTCTACAAGCTCACGCCAGACCAGGCCAAGGAAGCCTTTGTGGTGGTCGATGGACAACAGGTCAGGATCGCCAGCATCCCTGTGCAACAGCGCGCCACCATCATCGCCAAGCTCAACGCTCGCGGCATTCGCCCGACAGAGCAAGAAATTGCAAGCCTCTGGGTTCAAGCTGGGAAACCAAAATAAATGGCAGACATCTACGACACCATCCTGGACGCAGCGCCGTCGAATAACCCTCGGCCAGAGGGCGCGAGCGTGTACGACACGCTGCTTGACAAGCGCATGCAAAACGAGAATGAGCGGCTGATGACCAGCTTGGCCGCTGCCGGCAAGGTCAATCCTGACCTGGCTGGTGAAGCGCAGCGCCTGTCGCAGCAGACCAATGTGCCGCCCGAGGTCGCGCAGCGCAATATCGAGGAGGTGCGCCAACGCGCTCGCATGCTGCAAGCAGAGCGCATGCGCCTGATGAAGCAAAGCCCGATCCTGGCCATGCAGCTCACCGACCAGAGCTTTGCCCAGATCGCGCACGACCAGATTGAGCCGCTGTCACGCACCGAGCGTGTGTTCAAGTGGTTCTCTGAAATCCCCGGCGACATCAGCCAGGGCTTTGAGGTTGGCCGCCTACAAAACGAGCGTGGCTACATTGGCCAGCGCGCGCAGTCTGGCACGGCCACGCCAGAAGAATTCAAGCGCATCGGCTCGATTGATGACCGCCTGAAACAGATCGGCGGCATCGGCGGCTTTGCCAAGGAAACCAGCAAGATTCTTGGCCAGATGACCGAGACGCTGCCCGAAGCCGTGAAGTATGGCGAAGCGGCAGCACTGACAACCGGCACGGCCGCGCTGATCGCTGGCCAGCTTGGCCCCCAGGTGGCTGTGCCAGAGGAAATTGTCACCGTGCCTTCGGCTGCCATCGGCGGCTTTTTTGCAGGCATGACGGCCAAGATGGCCGAGCAGTCCTACCGCATCGAAGCCGGCAACGCCTACCTCGACATGATCAAGGACGGCATTGACAAGAACGTGGCCGTCAACGTGTCGGCCGGCGTCGGCCTGGTCAACGCCACGCTGGAGGTGGTGGGCGTTGGATTTGTGACCGCACCGATCAAGAACGCTCTGATCAAGGAAGTCACCAAGGAGGTGAGCAGCGCGCTGACCAAACCCACCATGAGGATGGCCGTCACCGAGTTTGCCAAGAACTACGGCAAAGCCTGGGGCGGTGAGGTCACGACCGAGATCCTCCAGGAGTTCAGCAACATCGCAGGCGATGAGATTGCACGCTCGATCAGCAAGCCCGAGCTGGAGTCCATGCTGGCCACGCCAGAAGGCCGCAAGGAGCTTGGCAAGCGCATCGCCGATGTCTTTGAATCGGTGGGCAAGGGCATGGCTGTGCTGGCCCTGCCTGGTGCGTCGTTCAACTTCCGCGCGGACGTGAAGCGCGCAGCCGACGCCAAGCGCCAAGGTGAGTTCCTGGATGACCTGTCCCGCGAGTCGGTCGATAGCGTCGTGCGCCAGCGAAACCCCAGCGCATTCGAAAATTTCATCGCAGCCCAGGCCAAAGATGGCCCGGCCGAGAACATCTACATCGATGGCCAGCAGCTCGACAACGTGCTGCGCCAGCAGGGCATCAGCCGCGAGCAGCTTGCACAGGTCATGCCAGAGGCTGCCGAGCAGCTCGACCAGGCGGCGGCCACCGGCGGCGACGTGATCGTTCCCACCGCAGCCTATGCTGCGCGCGTGGCCGGCACGCAGGTGGGAGATGCGCTCAAGGTTCACATGCGCCTGTCTGAAGACGCAATGAGCGTGGCAGACATGCAGCAGTTCGAACAGAACAAGCAGCAGCTCATGGCCGAGGCCAAGGCGCTGATGGAGCAGCAGACCGAAACCAACGAAGCCTTCATCAAGTCGGCCAAGGAGGTTGAGGCCAACCTGTTCGCGCAGATCAAGGAGACGGGAACCTACACCGACAAGGTGGCGCGCAACTATGCTGAGTTCGTGCGCGACTTTGTGGTCACGCAATCGGCCGCGCTGAAGGTCATGCCGACCGACTTCTACAACAAGTACATGTACCGCATCGAGGCGGCCCAGCAGGCAGCAGAAGCGCCGGCAGAGCTGTTCGACCAGGCCGGCAATGTCATCACCGACAGCGAAGCCTTCCAGGCTTTTTACGGCAACAGCGTGTTCAAGGACGATGCTGGCAATCCGCAGGTGCTGTATCACGGCACGACTGCCGACATCAGCGAGTTCGACCTGAACCACCCCGGCCGCAAGGACAGCGGCTGGCTGGGCACTGGTGTGTACCTGACCGACAACCCGACACTGGCCGAGATGTACGCAGATCAGAAGGCGCGCAAGGTTGCGCCGGCTGGCCAGCAGGTGATGCCTTTGTATGCTCGCCTGGAGAATCCATACCGCGCGACCATGGAAGACAAGGCGCGCATCAAGGCCGGCGGCCGCGAGGCTGCTGACGCATTCACTGCCCAGCTCAAGGAACAGGGCTACGACGGCGTGATCTTGCCACTGTCAGACGAAGCCAACGAGATCGTGGTATTTGACCCGGCCGGCGTGAAGTCAACCTTTAACAGCGGCACCTGGTCGCGCGAGTCGGCCAACATCCTGGAGCAGCGAGGCAAAGAGCAGGCCGCAGGCAAGCCTGTGCCCTCCTCAGTGGACGAGGTGTCCAATGTCGATTCTGCATTCAAGTTCGCAGCCGGTCAAACCTTTGCCACAAACCGCGATTTCAAGATCGCCATCCAGAACCGGGTGCTGGCTGCGGCCAAGGCGGCCAAGGTTGATCTGAGCGACTTCACTGCTGGCGTCGAGCAATACCTCACGCGCGTGGCCCTAGCCGACGCTGTGACCGCATTGCAGACCAACCCCAATGCTGTGGGCTGGTACAACGAGAAGGTAACTAAGGCGCTGCGCCTGGTGTCGCTGATCCATCCCGAGATCAACACCGACCCGCAGGCCAAGTTTGCATTCACCTGGGCGCTGGCTGTGACCTCCAACGGCCTGAAGGTCGACAAGAACTTTGAGCTGGCCGAGCGCGCCTACGCTGCCTACAAAGAAACCGGCAAGATGCCGACAGACATCCAGGCCGGCCAGGCGCAGATCGCCATCAACGAAAGCCTAAGCCTGTTCAACGAGCTGATCGAGAAGCACGGCTTTGAAGTGGTCGAGAAGTTCATGACCACCAAGACCACGGTCAAGGAAGTGATGGCCTTCACCGGCAAAAACGTCAGTGGAGAAAACCTCACCACCGAGGTGTACGGCGCGGCCGCTCTGGGGCCGAAGATCGGCAACGGGTTCTTTGCCAACCTGTATGGCCATTTTGAGCAGTTGACCATGGATCGCTGGCTCATGCGTACCTGGGGCCGCTGGACGGGCACACTGGTCGAGGAGAACAAGGCCCAAGTCAAGGTTAAGAAAGACCAGCTCAAGGCTTTGATCAAAGCCATGTCGTCAGAAGACAAAAAAGCCTTTGAAAAGATCATTAAAGCCAAGCTGGCAGTCGGCAACCTGGAAGAGGTGGCTGTGGCCATCACCAAGGCCAGCACCAAGCCAGAGAACCGCAAGCTCATGGCTATGATCGGCAAGGCCGATGAGGCTGCCCAGGCTACCTTCACCGAGATCATGGGCGATCTCAAGAAAGGCCAGCAGCGGATTTCGTTTGGCGACGAGATGCGGAAGGCAGGCAACGCCCTGACCAAATACCTAGATGGCCAGAAAGAAGCGCCATCTGGGCCGCCCGAGCGTGGCCGCATTCGCAAGGTGATGACGCAAGCGTTGACATCATTGCAACAACAGTTCCCAAGTCTTACAATGTCTGATATGCAGGCATTGCTCTGGTATCCAGAGAAACGCCTGTACGACAGCGCCAAAACAGCGGAAGAAGGTGTCACCGGATACGAGGACAACGAGGCTCCAGATTACGCAAATGCGGCGGCTGCACTGGCCAAGGCGAAGGGCGTGCCTGAAGACAGGATCAACCAAACAATTGAGGAGGTAGACCGTGAACTATCAGCCGTCGCCGCAGAGCGCGCAGCAGGAGCAGAACGAAGTGTTGGAGACAGCATTCTTCGCCAGGGAGCTGGGCCTGTCACAAGAGCAGCCGGCCAACCCGATGGAGGCGCTGAAGCAACAACTGCCGCAGGACGTGCAGAACTTTCTCGAAGAGAAGCTGCCGAGTTTGCTGGAAAGTTTGCCCAACCTGCCCGAGGCGGGTTCGACCCCAAGCGCCTGACCACCATTCTCAACGAGAAGGCCGACTACTCGACCTTCCTGCATGAGACTGCCCACTTTTTCCTGACGGCCTACGCCGACATTGCGTCTCAGCCTACTGCCACCGAGCAGATGAAGGCTGACATGCAGACGCTGCTCGACTGGTTCGGCGTCAAGGATCTGGCCACCTGGAACGCGCTGTCGCTGGAAGAGCAGCGCCGCTACCATGAGCAGTTTGCCTACAACTACGAGATCTACCTGTTTGAAGGCAAAGCCCCCAGCGTCAAGTTGCAAGGGCTGTTTGACCGTTTCAGCGCCTGGCTGCGCCGGGTTTACAAGTCGATCCGCGACGACCTGAACACGCTGTACCGCGAAGAGAACGGCACCGACCTGCCCATCCTGACCGGCGAGGTGCGCCAGGTCATGGATCGCATGCTGGCCAGCGAAGAGCAGATCAGCCAGGCCGAGCAGGTGCGCGGCATGATGGGCCTATACCAGACGCAAGAACAGGCCGGCATGGACGATGGCACCTGGGCCGCATACCAGGAAATGCTCAAGGAAGCCCACGACGCCAGCGTCACCGATCTGACCAAGGCCACGCTGCGCCAGATGAAGTGGCTGTCCAACGCTCGCAGCCGCCTGCTCAAAGACATGCAGAAGTCGGTCGATGACCAGCGCAAGCAGGTGGCCGCAGAGGTCGCCGACGAGGTCAAGACGCTGCCGGTCTACCAGGCCATGCGCTTCATCAAGCGCGGCGAGCTGGAGCTGCCGGCCGACGCCAATGCAGACCAGCGCCGGTTTGCCACCGAGTCGGGGATGAAGGGCACCAAGATGTCCTTGCTTGCGCTCAAGGAAATGTACGGCGAGGAAGCCAACGCGCCCTGGCGCTACTTCGACACCGGCCAATACGGCATGGTGGCCACCGAAGGGCTGCACCCTGACCTGCTGGCATCCATGTTCGGATTCCCCAGCGGCGACGCCCTGGTGCGCGCCCTGCTGGAAGCCAAGCCCATGAAGGAAGAAATCGACGCACGCACCGACGCGCGCATGCTGGAAGAGTTTAGCGAGCTGTCCGACCCCAAGGCTATGGCCGACGCTGTCGAGGCTGCGCTGCACAACGAGGCGCGCGCCAGGTTTGTGGCCGTCGAACTGCGGTTCCTTGCCAAGGCCACGGCACCTGTCCGCATCATGATGAGCGCGGCCAAGCAGGTGGCCAGGCAGATCATCAGCGCGAAGAAGCTGTCCGAAATCAATCCCCGCGAGTACGCGATGGCCGAAGCCAGGGCAGCCAAGCAGGCCGAGGCGGCCATGAAAAAGGGCGAAAGTCTGGCAGCTCAAAAGGCCAAGCAGAATCAGCTTGTGCAGAACCAGCTTGCCGCCCAGGCAACCGAGGCCAAAGCCGAAGTGCTGAAGGCCATGGAGTCGTTCAAAAAGATCTTCAAGTCTGACGACCGCCTGGCCAAAACCCGCAACATGGATTTGGTCAACACCGCTCGGGCGATCCTGTCTTACTACGGGATTGGCGCACCAAAGGGCAAGTCTCCCATCGAATTTGTGGAGAAGCTGCGCGCCTACAACCCGGAGATGTACGCCGAGATCGAGCCGCTCATCATCGATGCGGCCAGCGGCAGCAAGCAGTTCATGGATCTCACATTGGACGAGTTCCGCTCTGTGCGCGACACCATTGAGGCGCTGTGGTTCCAGAGCAAGCGCGAAAACGAGATCATGATCGAGGGCAAGCTGATCGCCAAGGAAGAGGCCATCAACGCCATGATGGCGCGCCTGGAGCAGATCGGCATCCCGACCGAGGTGGCCGGCGAACGCATGGCACCTGGCAGCAAAGAGCGCGCTGTCCGCATGTTCAACAACACCAAGGCAATCACGCGCCGCATTGAGCATTGGGCCGACGCGACCGATGGCCCTGGCGGCCCTGGCCCGTTCACTACCTACATTTGGCGGCCTATCAGCCAGGCGCTGGCCAAGTATCGTGTCGCGCGCAACGAGTTCGTCAAACGCTACGCCGAGCTGCTCAACAAGGTCGAGCTGCCTGTTGGCAAGATCGAAGCCACCGAGCTGAACTACACCTTCGGCAATGAGAACGGCGGCATCGGCAAGGCCGAGCTGCTGGGCGCGCTGCTGCACACCGGCAACGAGTCCAACCTCAAGAAGCTGCTGCTGGGCCGTGGCTGGGGTGATCTGAACCCTGACGGCAGCCTGGACGCATCACGCTGGCGCGCGTTCGAAAAGCGCATGATCGATGAGGGCAAGCTGACCAAGGCCGACTACGATTGGGCGCAGGCCGTCTGGGATCTGAACGAAGAGATGAAGCCGATGGCCCAGGAGGCCCATCACGACATCTTCGGCTACTACTTCAAGGAAGTGGAGGCCACGCCCATCGTCACCGAATTTGGCACCTATCGCGGCGGCTATGTGCCGGCCAAGACCGATGCATTCCTGGTGCGCGATGCTCAGAAGAATGCCAAAATGGAAGAGCTGGAAAGCGACTTCCGCAACAGCATGCCCAGCACCGGCATGGGCTTTACCAAGGGCCGTGTCGAGTACAACAAGCCGCTGTCGCTGGATGTGCGCGCAATGACCAAGCACATTGATGACGTGATTCGGTTTGCCATGGTGCAGCCGGCCGTCAAGGACGTGCTGGGCCTGATCCGCAACCGCGACTTTGCAGACGCCCTCACTCGCCTCGATCCGAGCGCCATCGAGGACATGCTGCTGCCCTGGCTCAATCGTGCTGCGCGCCAGATCACCAGTGAGCCTGGCATGCACAAAGGCGTCGACCAGTTCTGGCGCACCGTGCGCGCTCGCACCGGCATCAGCATCATGTTCGCCAACATCACGAACGCGATGCAGCAGCTCACCGGCTACTTTCCTGCGGCACTCAAGGTCAAGCCGACCTACCTTAAAGAATCCCTGGTGGCCTACATGGGTAGCACGCAGAAGGTCACCGAGCAAGTGGCCGAGCTATCTGACTTCATGAAGGGCCGCATGGACAGTCAGATGTTCGACGTGCAGGACAACATGAACGAGCTGCTGCTCAACCCGAGCAGGTACGAGAAGATCCAGAAGTGGGCGCAGCATCACGGCTACTTCTTGCAGACCGCCTTTCAGAACCAGGTCGACATCGTGACCTGGACGGCCACCTACAACCAGACGCTGGCCGAGCTAGGCAAAGATGTGAGCGACGAGGCAGCCAGCCGCGAGGCTGTGCAGCGTGCCGACTCTGCTGTGCGTATGACCCAGGGCAGCCTATCGCCAGAGGACATGGCTGCGTTTGAAATTGGCTCGCCCTTCTACAAGACGCTGATTCAATTCTCTGGCTACTTCAACATGCTGGCCAACCTGAATGCCAACGAGTACATCAAGATCTTCCGTGACCTGGGCTGGCGTGGCAACAAGGGCAAGCTGGCCATGACCTATGTCCTGGGCTTCATGCTGCCCATGATCGTGGCCGACGCTATTGTCCGCACGCTGGGCGGTCAGTGGGACGACGAAGATGACGACGGCTATACCGACGAATTCATGGAATGGTTCTTCGGTGCTCAAGCTCGCGGCCTGGTGGCCCTGGTGCCGTTCGGTACCGCTGCCATCGTGCCGCTCAATGCCTTCAATGACAAAGCCTATGATGACCGCATCACCACCAGCCCGTCCGTGTCGACGCTGGAATCGGCCACTGTGGGCACGGTCAAAGCTGGCATCAACGTGGTCAACCCCGACAAAGAGGTCACCGGCAAGAACGTGCGTGATGTGCTGACGCTGCTGTCGCTGATCACCGGCATTCCGCTCACAGTGCTGGGTCGACCTCTCGGCTACGTTGTCGAGGTCAATCGCGGCAAGGTTCACCCTGAAGGCCCGGTTGATATGGTTCGCGGCGCGATCACCGGGAAGCCCAGCGAGGAGTCCAAAAAGTGATCTTGAAACGTCCTCCGGTACCCGTATCCCCACATGAAAGACCTAATGTTCAAACAATCCCCCAGGAGTCTAGCCAATGACTATTAGTTCAACCACAAGAACGGCCGGGCCGTTTATCGGCAACGGAACGGCCTTGATTTTCCCGTTTGCCTTTAAGGTATTCCAGGCATCTGACTTGCTGGTGGTCAAGCTGCAAGCCTCAAATGGTGCGCTGCAAGAGCTTGCGCTGACGACCGACTACACCGTGTTGCTGAACCTTGACCAGGACTCGAATCCTGGCGGCTCCATCACGCTTACGGCAGGGGCTTTGCCTTCTGGCTATTCGCTATCCATCACAAGCGATGTGCCCAACACGCAGCTCACCGACCTGACAAACCAGGGCGGCTTTTATCCTGACGTGATCAATGATTCCCTTGATCGCGCGACAATCCAAATCCAGCAAATCAATTCAACCCTGGATCGGACGCTGAAGTTCCCGTTATCAGATACCGGGATCAACAGCACACTGCCTGTTGCTTCACAGCGGCTTGGCAAAACACTGGCATTCAGTTCATTGGATGGCTCTCCTATTGTTGGGCCATCAATCGGAGACACTCAAACGCTGTCTGCCAACATGGCCGCCATCGTCACGGTGGCCAACGATTTGAACGAGCCTGTCAGTGAAATTGACTTGGTGGCAAACAACATTGCTGCCGTAAATTCAGCCGCTGCCAATGCGGCGCTGGCGCAGGATGCTGTGACTTTTCTGATGACCTACATCAACCAGGTCATCATGAACGTGCAGTTCCCGCTTGATCTGGGGCTTGTCGCAGATCCTGTTATCACCAACGCATTTGATCTTGGAGCGGTCTAACTATGGCAAATCAACTTCAACTTCGTCGCGGTTCTACGCTGTCGAACTCTACTTTCACTGGCGCTGTCGGCGAAGTTACGGTCGACACCGATCAGAAAACGCTGGTTGTCCATGATGGCTCAACCCAAGGCGGGTTTCCCATCAACACGTTTATGCCTGCTGGCACTGGCGCTGTTCAGACAAATGTTCAGAACAAATTGCGCCAGACTGTGTCGGTCATGGACTTTGGCGCAAAAGGCGACGGCGTCACCAATGACACCGATGCCTTTGCTGCGGCGTCTGCCTACATTACGGCACAGGGTGGTGGCACGTTAGAGATTCCTGGTGGCCGCACCTACATCGTTGGCAAGCAAGACTTTGCTGGCGTTGCTGGATTGGGCTATGCATACCGTCCGCACAAGATGCTGGAGTTCACGAACTGCACCAAACCTGTGGTTGTGAATGGCAATGGTGCCAAATTGAAATTGGCAAGCGGCTTGAAGTTTGGATCGTTTAACCCGGTGACGGGTAACGTCTACAACCCGCCGTCAATGCCGTTTTACAACTATGACTACACGGCAGCCACCGGCACGATGATCTACACATCCAACTGTGTCGATGTGGTCATCCGTGACATTGAGCTTGATGGCAACGTATCTGGTCAGGTCATCGGTGGCCAGTGGGGCGACACCGGGCGTCAGCTTGGTGCCTTGGGCATCATCACCAATGCTTGCCTCAAAGTTCACATGGAAAACATCTACACGCACCATCATGCGCTGGATGGTGTGGAGATTGTCTGGGCCGGGATTACCACGGCATCGGAAACCTATCCTCACACCATGATGAATGTGAAGTCGACCTACAACGGCCGCCAAGGTCTGTCGTGGGTGGGCGGCAACAATCTGGTGGCCATCAATTGCGACTTCTCGCACACCGGCAAAAACGGCTATGTCTCAAGCGCACCTGGCGCAGGCGTGGACATGGAGGCCGAGTCGAGCATTATCCGCAACGGAAAGTTCATCGGCTGCCGATTCTTTGACAACGCAGGTTGCGGCCACTTGACTGTTGGCGATGTGGCCGACATGACGTTTGATGCATGCGACTTCATCGGTACTACCAATTGGGCCGGTTGGTTTGCTGGCTTGCGTTACAAGTTTTCCAAGTGCCAATTTATTGGCGCAACCGTCAACTGGGTTGGATCAAGCACGATTCCGGCAGATGCTGCAACGTGCGTTGATTGCTACTTTTCAATGGATGCTGCGCGCTCTCCAACCGGAACAATTTACAGCAGCTATCACAACTTCTACAGTACGCCAAACATGGCGCTGATTCGGTGTTCATTTGACGCCGACACAAGTCATGCGTTGCCGTGGTCTAGCGGTGGCACGATTTACATCGATTGCAACTTCAATTCTGCGTCAGCCATCACGCATTACACCCGTGGATATTTCTTTGGGTACAACGTCATGATCACCGGCGGCTTCTGGGATTCCACAGGAAGCGTGAACTACGGAAAATTGACATCCAATGGTGTTGATTGGGGCCAGTCTATTGGAACGCTTGGTCAAGTTGCGCTGTCGGTCAATGACGGCGGCTCTGGTCGCACCAATCGAATTGTTGGCTACTACAGCCCAACTGTTTGGGCTGCTGCTGTTGGCGGTGCTGTGGTTGGAGATATTGTTCTGAACACCGGGCCAAGTGCTGGTGGCTTTGCTGGCTATATTTGCACGGCTTCAGGCAACCCAGGAACATGGACTCCGTTTGGACCGATTCAAGGTTCCAATGCCTACACGGTGACAAACGGAAGTACAGACCGCGCTCTTGATGTCACGGGGGATTCTTTGGCTCAAGTGGCTGCTGTTCTTGGAACTCTTATCGCTGACCTGAAAGCAGCAAAAGTGCTGCTGTAATCAAGCGCAACCTTAACTTCAAGGAGATTGAAATGGCTTTGGAAAAAACTGTTGACACGTTGACTGGCTTCACTGCCGAAAACGCTTACCACCGAGTTGAAGGCGTTGCTTTCAATGGGAAAACAGAGATGTCTTTTCGCGTGCGTGTGTACAAGGACTCGTCCAATGCGCTGCCTGCGTTTGACGACAAACCGTACAAATGCGTTTATGACATGGACGGAAACAATCCGTTCGCGCAAGCGTATGCGTACCTGAAAACCCAAGAGTTCTATCAAGACGCTATCGATGCTTGAGGTGTAAGTCATGATCAAAAAGAACGGCGGCATCTTTGGCCGAAATCCGACATTCAATGATGTCGTCGTCGAAGGCGAACTTACTCTAAAAGACGCCCAGGTTTTTGACAACGACATCACCATCAATGGTGACCTGACAGTCAACGGAACGACGACGACCATCAACACGGTCGACCTGACCGTTGATGACAAGAACATCACGATGGGCGATGTGAGCGCCAAAGTCGGACTTGTCTCAACGGCCAACATCACGATTGGTCAATTTACTGTTTTGATTGCAGACACTTCCGGGTTGATCCCCGGCATGACCGTGACCAAAACATCTGGCACTGGCGCGTTTGCTGCCGGCGCAAAAATTGCCAGCGTGGACAGCCACACGCAGCTCACGCTTGATTTGGCGCACACCGCATCAGGGTCAATAATTTTTGACGTTGGTGGTGCAACAGATTTCACTGCTGATGGTGGCGGCATTACGCTCAAGGGCGCAACTGACAAATTCATCAATTGGGTGAAGGCCAAGGCGGCCTGGGTGTTCAGCGACAAGATTGAAGCGCCTGGTGTAACGGTCACTGGACTGACTGCATCAAAGCCAGTTTTCACTGATGCCAATCAAAAATTGACCAGCACCGGGACGCTTGCAATTGATCAGGGCGGCACTGGACAAACGACTCAGCAAGCTGCTCTGAATGCTCTGGCAGGCGCCACCACTTCTGCCAGGTTTCTTCGTGGTGATGGCACCAACGTCAGCATGTCTGCGATCCAAGCGTCTGATGTGCCCACGCTCAATCAGAACACCACGGGAACAGCGGCAGGTTTGTCGTCGACCCTTGTTGCAACCTCTGGCGGCACTGGTCAGTCAAGCTATGCGGTTGGCGACATTCTCTATGCGTCAACTACTTCTGCTCTCTCAAAGCTGACCGACGTGGCCACGGGTAACGCACTGATTTCTGGGGGTGTTGGCGCTGCGCCCTCATATGGCAAGATTGGATTGACAACGCATATCTCTGGAACTTTGCCTGTCGCAAACGGCGGCACAAACATGACCTCGTATGCGGTCGGCGACATTGTGTACGCATCGGCAACTGGCACCTTGTCGGCGCTTGCTGATGTAGCCACTGGCAATGCATTGATCTCTGGCGGCGTTGGGGCGGCTCCTTCCTATGGAAAGATCGGCCTGACTACCCACGTTTCCGGGACGCTGCCGATTGCCAATGGTGGATCTGGAGCAACTACCGCACAGGCAGGCATGAATGCTTTTGCTGGTGCTGTAACCTCTGGCCAGTATTTGCGTGGCAACGGCACAAACGTGGTGATGTCTGCCATCCAAGCTGCCGATGTTCCAACACTCAACCAAAATACAACGGGCACCGCTGCCGGTTTGTCTGCCACGTTGGCCATCGCATCTGGCGGCACAAACGCGACTTCGTTCACGGCCAAGTCTGGCAACGTCGCTGGCCTGGTGTACTTTGATGGCACCAAGCTGGCCAACAGCGCCACCGTCACAGAGGTTGGGTTCGACACATCAACTCAAACGATGTCGTTCAAAAATGCCAAGACCACAGGCGTCAACAGCCTGGCGGCCGGCACGGTCAGTGCGCCATCGTTGGCCGCTGATGGCGACTCCAACACCGGCATGTATTTCCCTGGCGCGGACAAGGTGGCACTGGCTGCTGGCGGCGTGGCCAAGGTCTATGCAGACTCGACTGGCGTGGGCATTGCAACGATTACGCCCAATAGTCCGCTGTCAATGGCTTCAAGCTACAAAACCGATGGATCTTCTGGCAGTTCGTTTGACACGATATTTCCAATTGCATCCATCATGTTCAAAAATGCGGATGCCGCAAACCTTGCAACAAACACCAGCAATGGCAATGCGGAATTGTCATTGGCAATTGGAACCGACATTGTGCTTGGGGCAATTGGTGGTGTTGGTTTGTACGGCAATGCCGACATCAACAGATTGACCTCCGTCGATTTACTTAAGCCAACCGGCTATTCCGTTGCAGCGCGTGTGATTGTTGTTGGAGATGCAGATCAATATGGAGATGCCGGCAATGTTTATGTTGCATGTAGAAGTTCTTTAGACAACGGAAACACTTGGTATGATTTTGATTTTGGAACAGGCTATCGTCATCAGTATTGGAATGCTCGTTGGCTAATGGCTGGCAAATGGATGCCGATGAGCACCGACGTAAACTTTGTTCATGGTGGTATTGTGAAGTTTGGCGTTCGCGCCGCATCTTCTTATGGGTTGCTGTTTACCAGTATTAGCGTGCAAATCGCCTACATCAAACTTTAAGGAGCAGCAATGAACCTTGACCTTACTCTCAGCGAACTTGAAACCATCAAGCGCAATCTGTTCTTGAAAATCGGCGACGCTCCTGCTGAAGTCCTTCCTATCATTGCCAAGATTGAGGACGCCAAGCTACAGCAAGAAGGAGATCTGCCTGTCACGCAAACCGAGCTTGGTTACTTTGGCAACATCTGGGTTCGGCAAAACTACATTCGCAACGCCGGCATCAGCTTTCCTGGCCACACGCATCACTTTGACCATGTCACTTTGCTGGTGCGCGGCAAAGTGCGCGTCGACATCGAAGGCCATGAGCCAAAAGAGTTTACGGCTCCGACGTTCATCGTCGTGAAAAAAGAATTGCATCATCAGATCACATCGCTGGAAGACAACGTCCTGTACTACTGCGTGTTTGCGATCCGCGATTTCGACGGCGAGGTCATGGATATTTATGGCGAGCAGCACGATCCCAGGTCGTATGGCAAGCTGGCTGACGGCTCGGCTCCTCGCGGCTGCCAAACTTCATGCAATGGATGCAATGAAGAGCTGGCTGAAAAAATCATGAATGCATAAGCGAGGATCACATGGCAAATTTATACAGATGGACTGTCACTCACATGGACACCGCCCCGTCATTTGACGGAATGTCCAATGTCGTGATTGGCGCTGGCTGGTACGCAGAAGCTCGTGATGATTCTCCCAATCCAGTGAAGGCTGATTTGATTGGCTACACCAAATTTGAAGAGGCAAATTCTGCGTCATTTACGCCTTACGAAAAGCTCAAAAAGTCGCAAGTCTTGAATTGGATTTGGAACACGCAAGGCGCGAAAGAAAAAATCGAGACGTTTCTTGATGAAAAAATTGCTGAAAAGAAAAACCCTGCGGTTGTGAATTTAATTATTCCGTGGGTGGATGAAGAGCCACAGTTCGAGCCGAAGAACGCGCCAATCAATGACACGCCTCGAAATCCTTTTTTAAAAATCACTGTTTGAGGTAAGTCATGTCAACGATTGCCAGCAAAATTATCACCGCCGAAAACAGCTTTACTGATCCAGTGCGGCTGACGGGCTTTTTTAATTTGTCGATCACCGGCACTTTCGTCGGCACTGTCACTGTGCAGCGCAGCTTTGACGAGATGGTGACCTGGAGAGATGTTGATACTTTCACTGAACCCACCGAAGACTATGGCATGGAGCCAGAGGTGTGTTGGTATCGTGTCGGCGTCAAGACCGGCAATTTCACAAGTGGATCTATTGGCGTGCGCCTGGGTCAAGATGGAACCTTCAGGAGCTGAGTTGTATGGATCAAACGCTCATCAACTGGCTGTTCGCAGGATTTGGAGCAGCTATCGGTTGGGTCATGAAAGTTGTTTGGGATGCAATCAAGGAATTGAAAGCAGACATGAAACAGATTGAACGCGACCTTCCAGAAGTCTATGTCCGCAAGGACGACTTCAAGACAGCCGTGTCTGACATGAAGGCCGACGTGCGCGAGCTGCGTCAGGACATGAAGGATGGCTTCAACAAGATGGATGGCACGCTGGGTCTGATCTTTAAAAAGCTCGACCGAAAGGAAGACCGTGAACACGTTTAAGCTCTCGCAAAAATCGATTGATCGGTTGTCTGGCGTACACCCCGACCTGGTCGCTGTGGTCAAGCGCGCCATCGAGATCACCGAGATCGACTTTGCGGTGCTTGAGGGTGTTCGATCTCTGGCTCGCCAGGAAGCTCTGTTCAAGGCCGGCGCAAGCCAGACCATGAAGGGCCGGCACTTGACTGGCCATGCTGTCGATCTGGGCGCATACGTCGGTGGCACAGTTCGCTGGGACTGGCCGCTCTATCACAAGATCGCTGCGGCCATGAAGGCTGCGGCCGCCGAGCTGGGTGTGCCCATCACCTGGGGCGGCGACTGGAAGGGCTTCCCCGATGGGCCGCATTTCGAACTGACCTGGGAGGCATACCCCGCATGAAAGCCTGGTACAAATCCAAGACCCTGTGGGTCAACATGGTGGCCGCCATGCTGATGGCGCTGGAAGCCGGCACCGGGCTGCTCAAGCCTTACCTGGCCGAGACGTTCTGGGTGGCCATGGCCGTGGGTTTGCCAATCATCAATGCCATGCTGCGGATCGTGACGACCCAGGCGCTCGGCAAGACCGATGCTTAACCTGCCCAACCAAATCCTGATTGCGCTGGCCCTGGCGGCCTCTGGCGCGCTCGGAGGGTGGTGGGTGACATCAGACTACTACCAGGTCAAACAAAACGCCCTGGCGGCCCGGCAAGCGGCCGCAGCGGCCACTGTTTTGAGAAAGGCGACCGACCGAGCTGTGGCGGCCGAGCGCAAAAACAACGAACTGGCCACTGCCCTGGAGGTGAAAAATGCCCAAACACGACAGCAACTTGACCAGACCCTGGCTGAAAATCGCCGCCTTGTGCGTGAGCTTGGGGGGCTGCGCGACCCAGGGGCCAGGCCAGGTGGTGCTTGCACCGTGCCCACCGCCCCCGGCACCACCGCCGTCGCTGACGTTGGCACCACCGCCGGCCGACTTTCAGATCAGGCTTCGGAGTTTCTTCTTGAGTTTGCCCGAGAAGCAGACCGAGCGGCCGAGTACGCAGCCACCTGCCACGCATGGATCAAAACCCTAGACGAAAAGAAAATGCCCGGCCTAAAATGACCGGGCATTTGCCGTGAGTCTCCTCACATCCTTCGGCCCCAGGCTAACCCCTGGGGCTTTTTTCATCTGTCGGTGACATACCTGTTGGACTTCTCAAATTCTTCGATGTCCTCCAGGCGGTACCGTACCTCGCTGTTGCGACCTTCGCCGAGCTTGATGTAGTTTGGCCCGGTGTTCGCAACGCGCCACTTTCGCAGCGTGTTGTCGGCCACCTTCCAGCGATCACACAGCTCCTTGGGTGTCAGCAGTTTGCTCATGCGTTTCTCCTTGAGTTACGACTTCGCCGGTATCGGCGTCGATGGTTTCGCCACTGGCCTGGGCCATGGATGCCTTCAGGCGTGACAGCGGCGCTGCCTGCTCTTCTGGTGCCGGCGTGATGTTGATTGGTGCCTGGCGCTCCTGCTGCACAAAACCCGAGGCTTCCAGGTCGTTGGCCATCACCTGGTCGACATCGGCGCTGGAGGGCAGGCGCTTGGCCAGGCGACGGATCACCGTCTTCTTGGCCATCTCGTCCCACCAATCGACCCAGGGGCCGAATTTGCCTGCCCGGCTGGATGCGCGCACCTTCTCGACATCGGCCACGCTCATCACGTCGCGGTATATCGCACCGTCCTTGGTCTTGGCGATGGCGTAGACGGCGATCTGCTGGCCACGATCAGCGCCCAGGAAGGGTTTGTGAACGATGCGCTCCTCGTCGCCCAGCTCGTATTCGAACATGTCCTTGTCGTAGACCACATTGGCGCTGATGCTGGCCAGCTCGCCAGAGTTCCGCACCTTCTTGAGGATGCCGCCGACCATGGGCATGTACTGCACCTTTGGGCCTTCCTTGGTGCGGAAGATCACCAGGGCAGCCTCGCGGCCATCGGCCAGCAGGCCATCCTGGGCAGCTTTCATGCACGAACCCAGCAGGCTCTTGCGGTCGGCTGTCAGCAGCTCCGGGTTCATCTGGATGGCCGTCAGCGTGGTGCGGATGAACTTCTCGGTGTCGATCTGGGGCGGCAGCGCAGCCTTGAACTCGGTCGACATGTTTTTGAGGGTAACGCGCATGGCGTCCATGGGTTTCAGTTCGTTGCTCATCTTTAACTCCATTCGTGGTGTGTTGTGGAAACGTGTCTATCGTAGCACATTTAAGCGCCCTGGTCGGGGCCAAACATGTCCTTGGTTTCCGGGCTGGCGTTGGCCTGCTCGACCGGCACGCCGGCTGCGGTCAGCTTGGCCACCTGGAGGCCATCGGCCACCTCGGCCTTGTAGTCCTGGGCCACCACATGACGGATGGCCTGGGCCTGGTTGGATGCGATCACGATGCGCTGGGTGCCGTTGCCGGTCACTAGGTAAGTGCGTTGTGCTGTTGCCATGGTTTATTGCTCCTTTGCTGGGTAAAAACGGAAGTTGCGGAAGCCTTCACGGCCGCCGATGTATTTGCCGACCATGTCGGCGGTGACGAGGGTGCCAAGCGATGCCTTGGTCATCCCGCATGAGATCGAGCCAAGCGGCGACAGCACTTTGCTGGCCTTGCCGATGCGCTCCAGGATCTGTGCCCTGGTCGCGTCACGCAGCGCGCTCTGGTCTTTGACTGCCTGCGACAGGAATGCGTACCGCTCGATCAGCTCATCCAGGGCAGCATCAGACTGCGCTACCAGGCCGGCGTCGGCGTCGGCGCGGAGCTGCTTGATGATGAACTCGGCGTCGGCCGTGTAGTCGGGAGAGGGCGCGCGGTTGGCTGCGATGCGCTCCCAGAACTCACCGACCTTGCCACGGATGTCCTGACCAATCGATCGATCGCGGTTGCGAAGGATGACTTTCTGCTCATTGCCGCCGACCAGGGCGACCAGGGCACACCAGTTGTGGCCGCTGACCTCCATCTGGTGCTGGATCTGAAGCTCGATGTGTTCGGGTGCTTCGATGTTGCCGGCACCGTCATCGATCCACTTTTGCTTGTACTGGAGCCAGTCGACGTTCTTGATCTCCAGGATGCCAGGGCCGTCGCTGCTGCTGTCGATCTGGAAATCGAACGAGCTGCCCAGGCGCGCGCTGATGTCGCGCATGTAGACGTTGAGCTTGCTGATCTTCCAGCCCTGGTCTTCGGCTGCACCGTGAGCAATGGCGGCCTCCAGGCGGTTGCCCCATTTCATGCGCTCGTTGGCTTCAAATTTGACGACGTGGCCTTGGCGCTTTTGGTGGAACAGCTCGTACTCGGTGAGGTACGGCGAAAGACCGTACAGGGCAGACACTTCGGTGCTGGTCACATCCTTGGTGCGCTCGGCCAGCCATTGGTCTTGGCTGGTAATTTCAATGACTTCAATACTCATCGCGGTTCTCCATGTAGTTAAAAATTGCTTCTTGCACTTCATCCTCATCGCGTGCGGTCATCTTCTTGGCCAACCAATTGGCGCGATAACCTTTGCGGTCGAGAATTTCGTAGTCAGCGGTGCCACCTTCTGCTGGGTAGCAGTTTTCTGGAGGGCCGCTGATGTAGGCCGGCACATAGGCTTCGTAGTCGATGACGCCGATCAAACAGGGGATGCCGGCAACCGTGTGTTCGATTTCGGCGATGAAGTTATTGGGCTTGGCCATGGCGCACTTTCAGCGTGTATTGGGCGACGTGTTTGCCATTGGGCAGCGCGATGTCCGTGGTTTCGATGTCGTGGCCAGCCTGGCGCAGGTCATTGATGCGCGATGCCAAACGGAAGCAGCCAAACAGTTGGAGTGCGTCCATGGCGGTCAGTGGGCCAACGGTTTTGAGGTGATCGAGGATGTCGCTGCACTGGCTCATGATTGCACCTTCAGGCCAGTGTCTTCATCAGCGTCGCGCACCGAGTACAGCGTGATGCTGACGCGCTCGCCACAATCATTGGTGATGACGATGTCGCGGGTATAGAAAGGGTTGTCGGTGTCAGCGCCAAGCAGTCGGCGGTCGCCGAGGATGATGCTGGTTACATTGTGGATCGAGATGTCGGCTGTGGTCATTTTGCGTTTCCTTGTGTGGTGGGACGTTGATATTCTACTACGGTTTGTTGATTGGGTGTCAACAACTAAAACGGGGCTTCGGGAAGTTCATCGAGGCGTTTGCGCTGGTAGGCGCGCTCCTGGGCGGGTGTCCAAGGGACAGGGCCGCCAGGTGGGGGAAACGGCCATGTGTGCATGCTTTACCCCTTGTACCCGTCGCGGATATTGATGCCGGCGCGCTTGAGGATCTCGCGCTTTTCCATGTTGTAGCGGTAGGCACCTTCCTGAAAATCGCGCGATGCGTCGAGGGCGCAGTGCGCCACCGGCTCATGCTCGTTCTCAAGGCGCAGGCACCAATTGATGAAATGCACTTCGGCAGTGGTGCCAGAAACTTGCTCGTCGTAGAGGTAAATTGCCATGCTGATCTCCTGGTTTGGTTGCTGACGTGTTGATTCTAGATCAACATAAATCCACAACGCAAGCACTTTTTTTGTGGGGTGTAGTGGATTGGCCTGGCCAGGGGCTTCCACGCCTGTTGCATCCATGTCATCATTGATGGATGAACAACACTATCTCGCCTGTCGATCTTGTGATCGACCGATTCGGCGGCGTGCGAAAGCTGGCGCGCGCCATCGGTCGTGACCCGGCTGCCATCTCCCGCTGGAAGCGCCTGGGAACCGTGCCCTCGGCCGTGCAGCGTCGCATCCTGGAAGTGGCCTGGGAGCGTGGCCTGGACGTGACCGCCCACGACATGATCTTTGGGCGCGAGCATGCTTGAGTTCCAGCTCGGCTGGCCACCGTCTGAGCTGTCGCCCAACAAGCGGCTGCATTGGGCGCAGGCCGCCAAGTTCAAAAAGCTGTACCGCACCGCCTGCTGGGGCGAGACGCTGGCGCAGCACGTCGGCCCGGTGCCGGATGGGCCGCTGATCCTTGACCTGACCTTCGTGCCGCCCGACCGGCGAAGTTACGATAGGGACAACCTGGTCGCGCGCATGAAATCGGGCCTGGACGGCGTGGCCGATGCGCTCAAGATCAACGACAAACGATTTTCAACACTGGCCGCGCGCGTCTCCACGGATTCGCTGGGGGGATTTGTGCGCGTCCGCATTTCAAGGGAAAGCGCATGAACCTCGCAATACTTACCGGCAACCTGGGCCGAGATCCAGAACTTCGCAGTGTCAATGGCGACAACGTCCTTGGCTTCAGCATCGGCGTGCAGACCGGCACGCGAGACAAGCCCAGCACCATGTGGGTGTCCTGCTCGATCTGGGGCAAGCGCGCCATCAGCCTGCAACCTTACCTGGCCAAGGGTCAGCGCGTGACCGTCAGCGGCTCGATCCGACTGGAAGAGTTCAAGGCCCAGGACGGCACGCCCAAGACCGCGCTCCGCATGTCGGTCGATCAGATCGATCTACCGCCGAAGGGTGATGGCCAGGCAGCGCCAGCACAGCCGCAGCAGCAAGCACAACCGCGCCCAGCCCCGTCCACAGGCAGCGGCTTTGATGACATGGACGATGACATTCCTTTTTGAAAGACCAACATGTACGACGTACACCAACCAGCACCACAGCGCACAGCGGTATCGCTGCAAGACATCCAGGCCAAGGTCAAAAAGACGACCTACACAGTGCTGCCTGACACGACCACAACCATCTGCCAGCTTTTCATGGAAAACGGGTATGTGATTTTGGGCACCAGCGCATGCGTTGACCCTGCCAAATTCAACGCAGCCCTGGGCGAGAAGTATGCCTACGAGGATGCGATCAACAAGGCCTGGCCATTGGAAGGTTACCTGCTGGCCGAAGAACTGATGAAAGCCAAAGCATGAAGACCTACGACGATTTCAAAAGCATTCGCGGCTGGGCACACGCTCGCAACCTGATCAACGGCAGCAACACCGACAAGCAGTTCCTGAAACTGATCGAGGAGGTGGGCGAGCTGGCAGCAGGCCTGGCGCGCAAGGACACCGTCCAGGTGATGGACGGCATCGGCGACGCTGTGGTGGTGCTGACCATCCTCGCCGAGCAGATGGGCTTCAGCATTGAGGCCTGCATCGAGATGGCCTGGGACGAGATCAAAGACCGCAAGGGCCGGATGATCGACGGCGTGTTTGTGAAGGAAGCCGATCTGTAACCACTTGACACGCCCTGTGTGGATTGGTTTAGAATTGGAATTACACCAACCACACAGGAGCGTGAACGTGAATTCCCCCCGCATCGAAGCTGCCAAGAACGGGCAGCGCAAGTACAAGGGCAAGCCGTGCAAGACGTGCGGCGGCACCGAGCGGTACACCATTAACTCGGCCTGCGTTGCCTGCACGCTCAAGGCCAAGGAAAAAGACGCCGAGAACATCAAGGCACTGCTGGCCAAGGCAGGTGCGTGATGACCATCAAAATCAAGGGCTGGGCCAAGTTCCAGCATTTCAAAGACCGCCGGCCGCCGTGGATCAAGCTGTACCGTGACATCCTGGAAGACCCTGACTGGCACGACCTGGACGGCGACACCGCCAAGATCCTGGTTGCCCTGTGGCTGATCGCCAGCGAGGACGAAGACCAGGAAGGCAAGCTGCCAGACTCACGCCGGCTGGCATTCCGTCTGCGCGTCACAGAAACCAAGGTGAATCAAGCACTTGCCAAGCTGTCTCACTGGCTGGATCGTGATGATATCGACGTGATATCAACCGGATATCAAGTTGATGCACCAGAGACAGAGACAGAGAAGAGACAGATAAAAGAGACAGAGAACAGAGTACAGAAGGCACTTGCGTGCCCTGATGCTGTCAGGCCGGAAACATGGTCTGACTTTCTGCAAATCCGAAAAGCCAAGAAGGCACCAGTCACAGCGGCAGCTATTGCAGGCATCGAGCGCGAAGCACGCAAAGCCGGCTGGTCACTGGAAAAGGCATTGATCGAATGCTGCGCCAGGGGATGGGCTGGGTTCAAGGCTGACTGGGTGATGAAGGATCAGCCCAAGAAAACGCAGCACCAACTGAACAACGAGGCGATGGCCAGATCGATTGGCCTGATACCTCGACAAGACGACTACCAAGGAAACGTGATTGAAGGAGAAATTTATGACGCAGACAGTTTTACCCCGCGCCTGGGTTGAGAAGATTTTCGCCAGGCTGCAAGGCATCTACGGCCGTGAGTTCCTGGGCCAGTACGGCACCGGCATGGTCGATGGGATTGACGCAGGCATCGAGAATGCCAAGGGCGTCTGGGCTGAAGAGCTTGGTGGCTTTGTGAAGTGGCCAGAGGCTATTGCCTACGCACTCGAGCACCTGCCAGAGCGTTGCCCGAACGCAATCAAGTTCAAGGATCTTTGCCGGGCAGCACCGCGCAACGAGGAACCACCAAAGCAACTCGAGCACAAGCTCACCGAGGAGCAGATGCAGGCCAACCGAGAACGCATCCGCAAGATGGTCGCAGACCTGAAGTCCAACATGGCCATGAAGGGGGTGCAGTCATGAAATTCGCAGCACGCTGGGAGCCTCGCTGGCCATGCTTTGCCGTTGGCTTTTATCGCGGACGTAGAAACAGTCCGTACAACAGATTCAGCCTGATCGTTTGGGCTGCCGTGTTTGAAATCACCTGGGGGCATCCATGACCATCAAAGCATTGATTTATGGAGGCATCCAAATCGGCAGTTTTGGGCCACCTCAATCTCATTACACATGGGACGGAATCCATCTGCAATTGACCGGCTCAACACTGACCAAAGAAGGCTGGAAACAAGCCGGCATCAGCATAGACATGAGTTCATCCGACGCAATGGATTTGATTCTTGTGTTGCTGGATTCTGTGCAAAAGCATGCCGACTACGAAGCTAGGCTGATCCCGAATTTCAGCAAGCGCCTGGCCAAAAAATTTGCAAGGAAAACAAAATGATCAGGCTTATCGCATACGCCATCATTTTCTTGGCCATTATGGGCATTGTCGGAACCTACGACTTCGAGGAGGCCGAGCGCCAAGAGCAGGAATACTGCGAGATGACCAAGCTCTACAAGCAGACGCGCGGCCAGGCCGGCTGGCCAGAGTACCGCAAGGGGGAGATCTTCTGTGCCAGGTAACAAAAAGCCGCGCAAGAAAATGCGTCGAGTCTGGGTAGGTTTGCCCAAGACCATACGCTTTGGCCAGCGCGAAGAAAACCTGTTGATGCTGGTGCCGCATGCGGAGCTGGACAAGCTGCGCGATGGCACTGCCGATGAGGGCACATGGCACACCATCACCATGCGCCTGGATTGGGGCGCGTTCATGTCCATCGATCACTTCGACAACATCGAGGCGAACGATCAAATCCGAAGCGCGCTCGACGCGATGCTGTCGATCAAAGACCGCCACAAGCGCACCGGCAAATGGGGCGTGTCGGGCGACGAATTCTTCAAGATCGGCGAGGCGTTAAACCTCACCGACGAGATGCAAAAACAAACTACCAGGCGCGAGCAAGAAGACAGCTTCACCGCTATGCTTAAGCTCAACGCCGCACTGCTGAAGGAGCAAAAAAAATGAAATTCGCAAAGACGTTCAACGTGGCCAAGTACGAGCAGGTCGTGGTCATCCGTGGCCAGGACAAGGACGGCGCGCCCGAGATTCGGTTTTTCTTCAAGCCCGATGGCTTTGGCGTGTGCAACTTTGGCATCGCGCCCAACGACGACCAGGACGACACCAGCTCGCGCCTGGATATGGCCTTCAACGACATGACCGGCCAGCAGGCTGTCGAGATCATCGATGGTTGGCTGTCGCACATGAAGGCCAAAGCAGGAGGGGCGCACTGATGGATGCACGCAAGTTCTTCGATGAGATCTTCGGCGACATGAACCTGTCCGAAAACGATGCAGCCTGGTCAGTGTTTGTGGCCGGCTGGAATGCACGCGACAAGCTCGACCGAGGGATCGATGCCAACGTCGACGCTGTGCGCGAGAAGATGAAGCAGCGCGCCAAGATGGGCCTGGCCAAGTATGGCGTGACCACCGAGCGCGACGACCTCACCACGTTGCAATGGCTGAATCACGCGCAAGAAGAAGCCATGGACATGTGCGTGTACCTGGAGCGCGTCATGCTCGACATCAAGAGCAAGCAGGATCGAGTGCCGCGCGTCGTGTTCAAAGAGCTGCGTTGCAAGGAGGACTGATGCAATGCGAATCCTGTTCGAAAGAGCAATCGATAACCTTGTCGTCTGGGGAGCGGTGCTGCTCATATTGCCGCAGGCATTTGGTCGAATGCGAGGCCAGGTATCTGCTCGCTTTGCCATTGCAAAAGCGGAGAGAGCAGTTAGACGCAAGATTAAAAACGCGCGGCGAGAAGTCCGTCGCTGAACTGAAACGAACGATGGAGGAGATATTTAATGCCAGAAAAAAACTGCCCACCGTGCCACGGTGATTGCAACCAGGGCAGGACGTGCCCGGCCAGGCATATGGCCAACCAGATCCTCAATGCAGTGGCCGAGGGAGCCGGCCATCTGTACACGGCCGACGAGATTTCATGGGCGCTGCAAGTCAGCGGTGATTTGCCCGTTGCGGAAATATCAATGATCGGGCAGAATTAACACACTTTCCCAACAACCGCAAGGAGATTGCCATGCCTGGAAAAAACAAAAAGCCGCCCAAGCCGCCAAAGTATTGAGGTCGCTATGCCTTACACCGCAAAGCAGCACCGGCTGTTTGAAGCCGCAGCGCACAACCCGAAGGTGGCCAAGGCTCACGGCATGAGCCAGGCCGAGGCATCCAAGATGGCCAGCGAGGGCGTCAAAAAGAAAGTGCCCTGGCACGCTGTCTTGAAAAAGAAAAGGAAGTAATGGGGCAAAGTCGTGTGACCGTCATTTCCGTCAACGAGAACGGATACCGCATTGGTGCATCGCACCACAATGCGCGCATTCCCGACGACGTGATCGATAAGATCCGCGACCTGCACGAAGAGCAGCAGATTGGCTACCGCAGATTGGCCAAAATGTTCAACCTCACAAGGAGCTGCGTCCAGAAGATTTGCAACTATGAGCGAAGAGCGCAAACCCCAGACCGCTGGAAAACGATCCGCGAAAAAGACTGACGACCAGCCCAAGAAGGTTGGCCGTCCTCCCGAGCCTGTCCCGGCAGACATCGCCGATGAACTGTGCCTGTGGATAAGCGAGGGGAAAACTCTGCGCGAATTTTGCCGCCAGGAAGGCATGCCGTCGTTCTCGGCTGTGTATCGGTGGATGGAGAAGGACGAGCAGTTTGCGACACGCATCGCGCGCGCGAGGGAGATTGGCCACGACGCCATCGCTGACGAAACCCTGGAGATCATCGACACCGAGCCAGAGTTCGCCGAGTCCTGGTCGAAGGAGGGCGGCAGTAAGCACCGCGACAGCGCGCATGCCACCTGGCTGAAGAATCGGGTCGAGCAGCGCATGAAGTTGCTGGCCAAGTGGAACCCGAAGAAGTACGGCGACAAGGTCGGCGTCGAGGCCCAGGGCGGTTTCACGCTGACCGTGACCACAGGCGTCCCTGATGGCGAGTAACGCGATCAGACTTGAATACACCCCCCGCGATTGGCAGAAAGAATGCCATCGCCAGCGCAGGCGTTTCACCGTCCTGGCGCTGCATCGGCGAGCCGGCAAGACCGAGCTGGCCATCATGGAGCTGATCGACAAGGCGATGAAGTTCCAGCTTGAGCTGGGCATGTTCGTCTACATCGCGCCCTTCCTGAAGCAGGCCAAGGCCATTGCCTGGCAGCGCCTGAAGCAGAAGCTGGGGCCACTAATGATCGCAGGGGCGGTCGAGGTCAACGAGGGCGACCTGTCGGTCACCTTCAGGCACAACGGCGCAACCATTCGCTTGTTCGGCGGCGACAACCCAGACGCCATGCGCGGCCTGCGGATCGATGGCGCTGTCATTGACGAGGTGGCCCAGATCAAGCCCGAGGTCTGGATGGACATCATCCAGCCAGCCCTGTCCGACCGCAAGGGCTGGGCCATGTTCATCGGCACGCCGGCCGGCATCAACCTGTTCAGCGAGCTGTTCTACAAGGCGGCCGCGCTGCCCGAGTGGCACGCTGCGCGCTACACGGTCTACGACACGCACGCCCTGGATGCCGACGAGGTGGCTCGCCTGAAGCGCGACATGGCCGAGACATCGTTTGCGCGCGAATACCTGTGCGACTTCACCGCTGCCGGCGACGACCAGCTAATCAGCCTGGCAGACGCCGAGGATGCGGCCAGGCGCGTCTACACCGACAAGGATGTGACCGATGCCCCAAAGATCCTGGGCGTCGATCCTGCGCGCTTTGGAGACGACCGCAGCGTCATCTTCCCGCGCCAGGGTCTCCAGGCTTTTGATCCCCTTGTGTACCGTGGCATCGACAACATGGAACTGGCCGCGCGGGTGGCCGCCAAGATCGAGAGCTGGGAGCCTGACGCTGTGTTCATCGACTCAGGGGCCGGGGCCGGCGTAATTGATCGCCTGCGCCAGCTCGACTACGACGTGATCGAGGTGCCCTTTGGGGGCAAAGCGACAATGGCCAACCAGTACCTGAACCGCCGGGCCGAAATGTGGTTTGAGTTGTCCGAATGGGTCAGGCTGGGCGGCGCGATTCCCAACGACGTGGCGCTCAAGCAGGAGCTGGCCACGCCCACCTATTGGTTCGACTCGGCCGGCCGCAAGGTGCTGGAGCCGAAGGACGAGATCAAAAAGCGCCTGCAAGGTGGCGGCAGCCCTGACATGGCCGACGCCCTGGCGCTGACCTTTGCCTACCCTGTCCGAAAGCGCACACCCAAGGACATCTACGCCAAGATGGTCAGGGCCAACAACAAGGAGGACTATGACCCATACGCCAAGATTTGAGCGCGTGGCCACTGGCCTCGACGTGCAGCCCATCATCGACCGCATCGAGGCCATGCCCGAACTGTGGGGCGAGATCACCGCCAGGCAGGACTACACCGGCAGCGCGCACCGCGACACCGAGTGCATCTTTGCGCGTGGCCCGTACAGCTTCACGCCCTACTACTACATGTTCGACCTGGGCAGCTACGATTACCCGGCCATGGACAAGCTGGGCGATGTGTTGATCCCGGTGCTGCGTCCGCTGCTGACCGAGGCGCTGGCCGTGACCGAGCTGGGCCGGGTGCTGATCGTGAACCTCAAGGCCGGCGGCCTGGTCAAGCCCCATGTGGATGAGGGCACCTATGCCGACCACTTCGCCAGGTTCCACGTCGCACTTACCGGCAACGACCGCTGCCTGCTGGAGGTGGGCGGCGACCAGCTTTGCATGCAGCCAGGCGATGCCTGGTGGTTCGACCACAAGCAGCAGCACGCAGCCTGCAACCTGGGCGAAACAGACCGCTGGCACATAATCCTGGATGCGGTCAGCCCACGGTTTCCGATGGGCAAGGTACCCGTATCCATTCATCCTGCCACTACTGTGGCGTCAAGTGGGGTAACACCATGACCGAGATTCGCACTTCCAACGTCAGCGAGATGTTGGCGAACGCAGGCGAGCTGTTCGAAGAGCATTGGGATGAGATCGCGCTGAACAAGCAGGTCATGATCCTCAAGCCCGACGAGGCGCGCTACAGAGCGATGGAGGAAGCAGGCAGCCTGCTCATCCTCGCTGCGTGGGAGGGCGAAGATCTTGTGGGCTACTCCGTGAACTTCATTGTCAACCACCTGCACTATGCGGATTTGAGGCTATGTTCCAACGACCTGCTGTTCATCACGAAAGCGAAGCGCGCCGGTCGGCTTGGCCTGAAACTGATCCGCGAGACGGAAAAGCGCGCAGCAGAGATGGGCGCACGTCTGATGCTGTGGCATGCCAAGCAGGACACCGCACTGGCAGTGATGATGCCCAAGATGGGCTACGGTGTGCAGGACATCATTTTCAGCAAGGAGATTTAACATGGGCGTGACAGCAGCAGTCGCAGCGGTGACCGCAACCGCATACAGCATTTACTCGGGCGAGCGTGCAGCCGACAAGCAGGACGAAGCTCTGAGCCAGCAGCGCCAGGCGCAAGCCGAGGCCAAGCAAACGGCACAGACGCAGCAGCGCCGTGCAGAGCAGGCGCAGAACGCAGCCAACCGCAAACAGCCCGACGTGGCCGGCATCATGCAGGCCGCAGGTCAAGGCGCAGGTGGTGGGCCTTCGGGCACCATGCTCACCGGCCCGACCGGCGTCGATCCCAATGCCTTGAGCCTGGGCAAAAACACTCTGTTGGGTGGATAACTTATGAGCCAGTTCCCTAGCGACGCACAGTCGTATTCAAACGCGCCTCGACGCGATCAGCTCTACACGCGCTGGGGGCAGCTCAAGATCGAGCGCGCGTCCTGGTGGGCGCATTGGCAAGAGCTGACCACCTACATCCTGCCTCGCAACGGCCGATACTTCCGACAAGATCGGGACAAGGGCTGGCGCAGGCACAACAACATCTACGACAACACCGGCACGCGCGCACTGCGTACCCTGGGCGCAGGCATGATGGCCGGCGCAACCAGCCCGGCGCGCCCCTGGTTTCGTCTTGGCACCGCTGACCCGGATCTGAACGAGTTCCCGCCGGTCAAGCTGTGGCTGGCCGACGTGACCCGTCGCATGCAGCTCGTCTTCCAGAAGTCCAACACCTACCGCGCATTGCATGGCATGTACGAGGAGCTGGGCTGCTTTGGCACTGCTGCATCCATCGTGCTGCCTGACTACCGTGGCGTGATCCATCACTACCCGGTGACCACTGGCGAATACTGCATCGCGCAGGACTACCAGGGCCGGGTCTGCACGCTGTACCGCGAGTTTGAAAAGACCGTGGGCGAGCTGGTCAAGGAGTTTGGCTACAAGAACTGCTCCAAGACCGTGCAGTCCATGTACGACGCGCACAACATCGACAAGTGGATTCCGATCATCCACGCCATCGAGCCGCGCGCCGACCGCGACGCACGCAAGAAAGATGCGGCCAACATGCCCTGGGCCAGCTACTACTTCGAAGTTGGTGGCGATCCCAACAAGTTCCTGCGCGTGAGCGGCTACAAGCAGTTCCCTGCTGTCGTGCCGCGCTGGGCGATTGCCGGTGGCGACATCTACGGCAACAGCCCTGGCATGGAAGCCCTGGGCGACGTGAAGCAGCTCCAGCATGAGCAGCTCCGCAAGGCCCAGGCCATCGACTACCAGACCAAACCACCGTTGCAAGCGCCCACCTCGATGAAGAACCGCGACGTGGAAATGCTGCCTGGTGGCGTGACGTTCTACGATGGCCAGACCGCAGGCATCAAGACCGCCTTCGACGTAAACCTGAACCTCCAGCACTTGGTGATGGACATTCAGGACGTGCGCGAGCGTGTGCGTGGTGCCTTCTATGCTGACCTGTTCCTGATGCTGGCCAACGCCACCGACACCCGCATGACCGCGACCGAAGTGGCCGAGCGTCACGAAGAGAAGCTGCTCATGCTTGGCCCGGTGCTGGAGCGCCTGCACAACGAGCTGCTCGATCCGCTGATCGACATCACGTTCACCCGCATGGTCGAGGCCGGCATCGTGCCGCCTGCGCCGCCAGAGCTGCAAGGCATGGATCTCAACGTCGAGTTCGTCTCGATGCTGGCCCAGGCCCAGCGCGCTGTCGGCACTAACAGTGTGGACAGGTTCGTGGGCAACCTCGGCGCA